GTAGAAGAATAACTCAATAGCATAAGCCTCAGACATTGGAATCTTTTCTGCTGAATATGCCTGACTTCTTACTGGCTGTGCTACAGAACCATCAACCTGAACGATAAAGTCACAACCTGCTGGCATGTTGATTGTTGAAATAAATCTAACACCATGAAATCTGTCAAATGTTTCAGCCGCTGTGTCAACATTAGCGTTATGAACAACCTCATCAAGGTACTTTCTCATCTTGCTATATACTGCTGGTGTAACTTCTACAGATAACATATTTCTTGGAATACCATCAATATAATCATTCTTGAGTGTTTCAAGTGTTACAATAGCTTCCTCAATAATATCCTGGATTGCTGTTGCTTCTGTAGATGGTGTAAACTGTGTACCACTAGCAACACACTCTGCAAAGAAAGCTCTATCAAGCTCATTAGCCATCTGCATTGCATGGTTAGCACTTCTTCTTGTAATAAGTCCATCAACACCTAAAAGGGATACATCCTTCTGTTCAACTTCTTCAATAAACTCTCGGTCTGTATCAATAGGAATTGTTACTGACTTACCTTTTACAAGCTCACCCTTACCCTTTCCTCTGGCTGTACCATAGGCGTTAGACTTAGCATTAACGAATCTCTTCGCTTCTACTGTGCCTGCTGTTGGGTCTCCAGATAAATCTGTGTTCTTTAACTGTCCTGAGATTGTAGATCTCTGCACATTCTCAATAACTCCATCGTATGCTTCTGATAAAAGCATCTTACCCTGTGGGTCAAGTAATACTTCTAATGATGTAATTCTTGGCATTTTTTAATCTCCTTTCTAAATTACCAAATTAATGGTCTTTCTTTAGGTTCATCTGCCTTAGGACTAGGTTCATCCTTCTTAGTAGACTTAGAACCAAACATGGGCGGCTTAGGTTCTTCTGTAGTGGTTTCTACTACAAATGCACCTGCATCCTGCTCCTTATAAGCATTTACAAAATCATCAAAGCCTAATATATTGCCATTGTCCATAGTAAGATTCTTTGCTAAAGCATCGCTTAAAAATGCTCTCTTAGCAGAGTTACTTGTAAACTGTAAGCCATTAGTCTTTTCCTTAATAGCAAACTCATAAGCCTGCTTATTAAGCTGTTTCTGATAATCAGCCTGAGCATTAGCATAATTGGTCTTCAGGGTATCAAAATCTGTCTGAAGATTCTTTAATGTTTCTGCATCAGTTCCTGCATCAGCAAGTTTCTGCTTTAAATCTGCAAGGTCAGTATCACGCTGTTTAATATCATCATTATACTTGACTTGTAAAGCATCACTTTCACTTTCTGCCTTAGTTAGCTTATCATTAAGATTATTGACTTCTGCCTGTGTCTTATAGTTTTCATTAAGCATCTTGTCAAAATCCGCTTTCTTGTACTCTGGAACTTCAAGCCCAAAAGACTTCAAGATTTCATAAATGTTTTTCATATCGTTGTCTCCTTTAATCTAAAATATTTTTTTAATTCCACTTTCTGGAATATGGATTATTTACATTTTGTATTATACACAAAGTTATCAACAATGTAAATAGTTATCAACAAAGTTATTAACAATTTTTTAAAAGTTATACACATTTTTGACTTATCCACATAGTTATCAACAAGTTACTAACATAGTTATCCACAATTATATCAAAAATAAAAGTTATCAACAATTTTATGTTAATAACTATGTTAATATGTTGATAACTATGTTGATAACTTTTATTTTTGTTGATAACTATATTGACAATTTGATTGACTTAGGTTTTACCTGCTTTCCTGTATAACCCTGTACATAGGTTCTATCCATTTTAGGAGTTAATCCAGCTTGTCTAGAAACATTGTTATAATGCTTTTTTAGTGTTTCAACCCTTGCTTTAGCTTGCTTTGCTAATTCTGTATCTCCAGAGTTTTCTGCAAAGATAGTTCTATCTTTTGCCTTTCGTATTTCTGTTTCAACCTTTCTTTGAACCTGTGTAGCTTCATATTTAGTCATTTCTCTGCCATCTATAGTCACTTTCTGCTCACTGTTAGCCTTATAGTTAGCAAGTTCTTCATCTGTATAAGCTGGTTCAGATACACCTAAGATAATCGGGAATGTTGCATGTTTACAATTACATGTAGATATCTTTCTTCTTAATGCACCATTAACTCTAGCAAACTCTTCTTTGCTAAACTGTCGCCCTTGAATATCTATATGGTCAGCGGCACATAAAGCATGAACAGTTACCTCTACACCATCCGCACCAAATTCTTTTCCAACTTGCTCTCTAATACCATTATTAACTTCTCGAACACCATCTAATACATTCATACGGATAGCACTATCTAATCGCCTTGTCTGTCCGCTCGCATATGTGATTCTTAATCCTTCATCAGCATTTCTTACAAGTGGAGAAAGAGATGTATCTGTAAGCTGTGCTCTTATAAGTTCATCATAGGAACCTGTTCCGCTTACTATAGCATCTATAGCTGTATCAACCAAATGTCTATAAGGCTCATACAATGCTGTTGTATTTGATAGATTAACAAATGTATTAGATGTAAGCTGTTTCATGCTTTCTAAATACTGTTGTATTGCTGTATTCTGTTCAAATGGCACTTGTGATATACCTCTTGCAGTATATAGCTTATAAGTATCTCCATATAAAGACATTCCACTCATGTCATAGATTTGATATAGTTCTTCAAGTGTTCTTCCTGTTTCCTGTGCCAGCAAATAATTAATAGTATCAATGTTTTGTTGCATTTTGGTCATCTGTTGTAGTCGGTAGATATTGGAAGGAGATAGTTGTCCTATCTCCTTTATCTGTTTAGCCATTAGTTTTATATAATGTGTGTTAATGGCTTCAAATCTAGCCGCTACAATGTAGGAATAATCTGTTAATTTAGAATCAGAAAGCATTTAATCACTCCTCTTCTTCTTGCTTAGTCTGTTTTTCCTTGCTTGTCTCATCATCTACACCATTGTTCTCAAGTGTTGTAGAAGGCATACCTGAGAATATATCATTTAATCGCTGTTGCTGTGCCTCTTTTTCCATAGCCGCTATCTCTTCCTGTGCCTTTTCCAATGGTTCTCCCTTATACCAAGCTCTTATTTCTGCTTTGCTTATAATACCTTCACGCTTGAGATTAAGCTGTTGTTCAAGCTCTGTATCTGTATCCGTTAATATACTATCCTGCCACTCAATAATAGTATCATAATCTCCTTCAGGAGCAAGATTATACAAAGATACTAATACATTAGTTGCATACACAATATCCTTGATAGCTTTTTCCATAGCTCCCTGAATGGCTGATACTGTTATATAGGTTCTCTGTTTCAACAGTTTTAATTCTGTAGCGGTTCTTGCTTCACTTTCCACTTGTGCTAATGTACCTCTTGCAAGTCCTATGATATCCTCAATCTTGCAAAGGTAAGCATTAAGCCCATTGATATAATTAGCATCTCTAAGAGCTGGAGCCCATGCATTATAGGTATCATCCTGTCCTAAATCTACTTTTCTATACAGTCTATCTTGGCATTTATCCAGCTTCATCTGTGTGCCATAATATTCGGTTGAATATTGTACTGCATTAGGGTCTATATCAATCGCAAGCTGTCCCCCATTGTATTCCCAATCCAATCTTGAGAACTGTTCATCTGCTTTTCTTATTAGCTTAGTGGCAGGGCTGAATATAGATATTCCAAGTGGACTATTAAGGTCAATGTTATTAGCTGTTGGAACCTTGAAATATCCATACATAGGCTTCTCTACATTCTCAATAGGCACATATGGCTCTAAATTAGCCCACTTGTCAATCTCTGTTAATGGAATCTCATTTCCTAAATCCTGCTCAACTGTATCATCATCCTTATTAACCACTTTAGCTTTGTAAGCTGTATTAGTCACTATAATCTTATGTTCCGAAGCAATAAATTCCTGTCGTTCAATCTTAGTATACACATAATCGGCAGTGGAGAAAGAATCATAGAAAGCTATATCTATAATATTTCCATCATCATCAAAGGCTATAGGGTAGAACTCACCTTGATAACAATAATCATAATATACATCGTTATTGCTATAATAAGGCTTGATAATCATACCACCTAATGCTAAAGCCTTTTCCATTGCCTGGGGAAGCTGTTTTAAGAATCTCTTAGTATATATTTCATTTAAGTATTTAGCCCTTGTATCTATTACTTCCTCAGCTTGCTTATCTTCATCAGCTACATCATCACTAACTCCCGGCTCACTTATATGTGTTTCAAGTTCACTCAAGACTTGCTGTTGTAGTTCCTTGCATATCTGCTTGGCAAGCCCTAAAGAATATATACCAGCATCATCATCAAGCCAAGGTGAGTTGTCCTTGTACATCTGTCGCCATAAATCAATCGCATCCTGCATATCCTGTGATATTGTATCTATAGATATGCTTAATGCCGCTTTTATGTCTTTAGTAGCAAACATTTTATTCAGTGCTTCCTGAATAAGTCTTAATAATCTTTTAATCATATTCATACTCCTATTCTGTATAATTTAAGGGTTCTGTTTGTTCTCTTTTAGATTTTAATTTATCTAAATACATTTGTAAATAGTTTATACATTTTTGCAAATCCTGCTCTTTAGAATTACCCTTCTTATTGCCATTACGACATAGATATCTGAGAACTGTTCCAAGATACCAGCCATCTTGAAAACTCCAGTTATTCTGTTCTCCCCAAGCATTAATAACCTTATCACACTCATAAGGATTATCCCTGCCTCCATAATAGCTGGCATGATTACCATTCTGATATTCCTTATCAATGATGCTGTTATTATCTTCTTCTGTTGTATAATACCCATTACTGCCATCATCAAACCATATAATATGATTTTCTCTATCTATCTTTACAATTCTTTTACTCATTACAATCCTCCAATGCTTCTTGAAATGCTATAGACATCTTGTTCCACTGTTTAGCTAACCAATTAACTAATACTTCATCATTGCAGTAATCCTCTAAGCCAGATTCGTGGAAGAATGCATGTATTATCTCATGTCTCATTGTTTCCTTAAATCTAGCTTCTTTTTCATAATTAGGATTATCCGCATCTAACATATTAGACATGTTGCGTATGCTTATTATTTTAGAATAGACATTAGTCTCTCCATCAAGCCCTTTATTGTTTAAATTCTCTGTAGTATTACAATCTTGCAGAATTATATACTCTGTACCTAATATAGATACTTTATTATTCATCA